CCCGAATCAGGTAGTTAAGCACGAGAGTAATCAGAGCAGTTCCGCCTGCAAGAATAGGTGCCATCTTATTTGTAAAGGCGTTCACCTTGTCTTCTAGCTGACGGTGTTGCTTTGCTTGTTCCTCAAGGTCAGCCCTCAGAGTCCGGATTGCAAATTGGTGGTCCTGAGCTTCAATGCGAATAACGCGTTCTTTAACGTCGCTAATGTTCTCATTGATCTTTGTCAGGATTTGAATTAGCTGGACCGGAACCTGAGAGTTTTCCCCCGAATTAATTAAGCTGGTGGGCATTTAAATCAATTCTCTTTCGTCTGCCCATCCGCAGAAGGTTCAGTTGCTGTCTGTACTTGTTCCTGTTGGAGTGCAGCCCCATGTAGTTTGAGCCCTGAATCAAGGATGGTTTTAATCCCTTCGAGTTCGATGTTGTTTCCATCAACCTCATTGTCGGACAGTGCTCGAATACGCTGAGTTTCCGCATTGTAAAGGTCAAGCATGAGCTTCTTGTAGTCAATGTCACGATCAGTCTTGAGCGTTTCATTTTCCTGCTGAAGAGCCGCCATTGCCATCTGCATCTGCTGAAGCTGCGGGTCGGGTCCCTGCTGCTCGTCCGGGTCAAGAAACTGCTGAGGGATCGTCTTCTTGAGACGCTCAGCAAGATCGTCAGCACCGGGCCAGTCCTGTGCCTTAGCGACAAGGTCTCCTGCAACTTGCAGAAGCTGGGGCCAAACCTGAACAGCGTCCATCATTGCTTGGGCAGCCTCGACCCTGCGAGTCGTGTAGCTGGCACCGCTTGACAGAGCCACGTCGTAACGCCCCACAGAAAGGTCCGGAGAGTCCGGGTCCGAAGGGTCGTTAATTTTTAGAAACTTAATCTTTTCGTCTTCGCCAATGATGCGGACAATTCGAGTGCCGTCGTAGATTTGACTGATTAGCTGGTTCATAACGTCCCCAGCCTCAAGCACTGCCGCATTGCCATTGTCGTAGTAAGTGATCGAAGCAATGTCACCTTCACGCTGGCGGGCAGAGATTGCTCGACCAGAAGTCTCATTCGACTTAATGCCAAGGCTGGCGTCGTGAATGCCGGTCACGTCCTTCATGTCCTGCACGTTAATCTCAGCCTCTTGGTGCAGAGCAGTCTGCATGGGCGGAGGAGCAAGACGTTCAGGCGGGGCCGTTGCGTCGTCGTTGTAAATAATAAGAGGGTCACGAGTGAGGTGAGCTTTTCGGAACTCGTCCTCACGTCCTTCGACTGCCGACTCCGGTGCGATCCACTGAGCCTTAGGTGCGTACCCAAGCTGTTCAGCGGCAACAGAGCGCCAGAAGTTTCGAAGGCGTACGGAGTCCTTCATAAACCGAACAAGACCGTAACGAATGCGATTGCCCGCAACGTTGACCACTCGACCCGTCATGCGAACAACAGGAAGTCGAGTAAGGCGGTACTCGTAAGGACCAGAAAGAATGTCGAACCCAGTGACAAGGTGCATCTGAGCAAACGAACAAGGAGCGATTCGGGTCTTAACCGGGGCTCCGTGCTTTTCAATCAGACTGTCGAGGTTGTTGTCAACAAAACGAATGGAGCTGTCTTCAAACAAAACTAGCATTCGATTGCGCTCAACCATGCGCCAGTACTCAGTCACTCGAACACCGTCTGGCTCAATCCACCGGGACGAAGTCATCGTTCGATAAGAGCGAGTCGAAAGGTCCGACGGCTTGGACTCAGGCCATTTACGTTCGAAGTCCTTGGTCGGAATCAGATCGTCCACAAAACAGTGACGAGCGTCTCGTCCAGTGGGGTCGATAGAGAGCCGGTCCCAAACAACGGACTGTGCGTCGTCAATCGGACGGACAAAGATGTCCTGATCGAACACGTCGTCCTTGGAGTACTCAACTGAAACTCGGAACGCACCGTCACCGGACCCGACACAGCTTTCAAAACTGTTGTCGTAAACTCGGTCAGCACGGCTTTGAGTTTCAATAGACCGGATGAGGTCGGCCCGAATGTCTGCGATGTTCTTGTCGCCGTTTTCGGTTGGAAGAACCTTGACGCCTCGCTTGCTTTCACGCCAGTCTCCCACTAGCTGAGCAACGAACTGAGGAACCGAGTTAATGGTGAGGCAGGGAAGACCTTTGCGCTGTTCAAGAACAACAGGGTCCCACTGCTCACCAGCCATGAACTTCTTGTCTTCTAGGGCTTGGTCCCGGTTTTCTCTGTCGAAGTCGATGTCCGCTTCGTACTCTTCACGCATGTCCTTGAGAAAGGCTTCCTTTGATTCGAACCCTTCTGGAACGTAGTCCTTCTTTACCGGGGTCGTGTCAAAAGCGAGGACGTCAACCCCTGTAGCCGTACTGGTTTCTTTAAACTTAGGGGCTTCTGCCATACTTTAATTTATCCTGTCCACTCATGCCAGAGTTTGTCGTTCTTACTGCAATTGCAAGAGCCACAAAGCAGTTGAATGTTTGCCGGGTAGTTGGTGCCACCTCGACTCAGAGGAACAAAGTGGTCAACGGTAGCTTTGATTTCGTCCCCAAATGTCCGCAGACAGCCGGGGCATTTCGATCCTTGTTCGTCCCTGATTAGCAGAAGATCATCTAGGCTGTGGTAGCCTATCGCGTCTTTGAGAAGAGCCCGGCGATTGGAGTTATTGACATAAATCTTTTCACGGTTAGCTCGTTTCCACTCACGATTGGCAGCAAGTCGCTTCTCTTTATTATCTGCGTACCGCTGTCGTCGTGTCTCATTGTCCCGTGCTAGGTCTTTTGCCCTAAGCTCCGGGGTCGCTCTACAAGGTCTCATTTACCCCGCCATCCACATGTTTGGGTTAGAGGTTGCTGAAGGGGACCAACGCTGTTCGTACTTCTTTTCGATCACCGTCTGGTTAGTCGGGTCTTTTTCCTTGCGGCTTCGGCCCGTCATCTTGGCGAACAGTTCGGTAAAACCCCAGACCAAAGCGTCAACTCTGTCGGGGCTTCCTTCACTTGCGTTGCGAACTCCGTCAATGGAGAACGAACACATCTGATCTTCAAGCTTGTCGAACTTGCCAACGTGATGAATGCGGCTCTGCTCGTACAACGCTGAAATCGGCTCAGCTCGAACCACCTTACCTCGGCTTGCGTGGACCAACTTGATTGGAACGTTGCGGTCAACAGTGCGAAGAACGGTTTCAACCATTTCTCCGCCCTGATTCTTTTCCGCTACGATCTTGTCTGCTGACCACTTCCGGTACATTCTAACCGCGGCTTTGGCCCAGTCTTGAGGACTTCCTCTAAGAGACGCATCTTCAAG